AAAAATATATTGAATAATGAAAAAATGAAATAATATTTTATAACTTAATATAAACAGTGGTATAATTAAGTTATAAGTATGAATAATTTACAAATACTTCATATTTTTCACAAAAGAAAGAGGAGCATATTATGGAATTTACAAATAATATAAATGATAGTAAACAGTTAATTTCAATTATACAATCTCGTTATCCTAAAATGAGTAAGGGGCAAAAGCTAATAGCCCAATATATTATTAAAAATTATGATAAAGTAGCATTTATGACTGCGAGTAAACTTGGGGAAACTGTAGGTGTTAGTGAGTCTACTGTGGTAAGGTTTGCTAATGCTTTAGGATATCCAGGATACCCAAAACTACAAGATGCATTACAAGAGTTAATAAAAAATAAATTAACAACAGTGCAAAGGGTGGAAATGGCCAATGATGATTATTCTGATGATGTAACAATACTTAGTAAGGTTCTAAAAAGTGATATAGATAATATAAGAGGAACTTTGGAAGAAATTGATGCAAAAGCTTTTAAGGACGCTTCAGAAGAAATATTAAAAGCCAGAAAAATATATATTTTAGGTATGAGAAGTTCTCACGTGATAGCTCAATACCTAGGGTTTTATTTAGATTTAATATTAGATAATGTTCATGTAATAAGACTAGACATGGGAGATGTTTTTGAGCAAATAGTTAGAGTAAACGAAGAAGATGTAATAATAGCATTTAGTTTTCCTAGGTATTCAAAAAAATCATATCAAGTTGTTGACTATGCTAAAAATAAAGGAGCTCATATTATATCAATAACAGATAGTTATTTTGCACCAGTAGCGTGTTTATCTGACAATACTCTTTTAGTAAAAAGTAATATGGCATCATTTGTTGACTCTTTAGTTCCTGCTATGACTGTAGCTAATGCACTTGCCATATCTGTAGGTATGAAAGAGAAAGAAGAAATAAAAAAATACTTTGATGATTTGGAAAAAATTTGGGAACAGTATTCTATATATGAGTAATTTATAGTGGTAAGTACTGATACTATTCGGGTTTGCCAATAAAAGTGTGTAAGTAGTTTTTGTTTTATAAGTCAGGTAGATAAAATTAATCTACCTGATTTTTTTTAATTCTTTCTTTTGAATTCTCGTCCATTTCTAATTGATTTCTGACAAGAGTCCAATTTGAAAGGAGAATATCCAGATAAAAATAACCAATTTTTAAATGTTTACTATAGAAGACGGAGATGCTAAATTTCTAACCAAAGAAATAATGATATCTATATAGAAAACAATTTAAATAGATTAGTAGCTGATTATCATAAATTAACAAAAACTCCACCACTGGCAGATGAAAACTTTGTAGGTCAAACAAGTGGAGTTGTTCTGAAATTTAAGCTATATGAAGAAATAAAAGATATGAATGTATATCTTAAAATGCAAGAAATAGGCTCTAGAGCTAACGTAACAAGATTACAGAGTTTATTAGATTCTATTGATATAGAATTAATAAAAAGTGCTAATAATACTCAAATAAGCATAGAACAACATCTATCAAATATGTATAAAAGAAGCTATAAGCAAGCTTTAGAAGATATAGGAACTAGTAATAAAGCAATTAATAGTAGAGCAGTAAAAGAAGCTTTAAGTTATCCTTGGAGTGGTAGGAATTTTAGTGAAAGGATATGGGGTAATAAAACTTCTACTATGAATGTGTTGAAGGAAGCTATATCAAAAGGAATTATCCAAGGCCAAAGTATTCAAAAGATGGCTAAAAACATTATGGATAAAGAAAGTGTTTCTAAATATAATGCAGAGAGATTAGTTAGAACAGAAACTAACTTTCATATGACAAAAGGACATATTGATGGATATAGAGAAAGCGGAGTGGTTAAAGCAGTTGAGGTAACTGTACATTATGATGAAAGAACCTGTGCTGATTGTGAAAGTATGGATAGAACTGTAGTAAAATTAAATGAAGTGAGTTATGGTTCTAATGTTCCACCATTTCACCCATTCTGTAGATGTACTGTTGTTCCTGTAGTTGATAATAATGAAAAAACTGGCTATAATTATAATGAGGATGGAACTATAGTTGTGACACACGATTGGAAAGGGCAACATGTTAGCATTCCGAAAGAATTTGAACCTTATGCAGTATTAGAGACTGATTCAAAGACTAAAAATGGTTATTATCAAATTGACAGGACTTTGTATAATGAGAACAAGCAGATGTCTAAGCAGATACATTCTGGGCATCATGGGAGACCAAGCAAACACCCTTATGGAGAAAATGGTGAACATAAACATGTATATACTTGGTATGAAGATAGCTATAAACCAGATAGAACATCAGAAGAACTGAATGAGGAAGATAGAAATCAAAATAAAGATATAATTACGAGAGGAGGAAAATAAGTGGATTTAAAGCAGTTGGAAGAAGATTTGTACGTCAATGACATAATATTCGAATATAATGGCAAGGATTATGTTATTAATCCTATGGATAAATTTTATGCGGGAGAAGCAGGAAATAGCGAAGATGATAATGAGTTTGATACATTTGAAGATATGGCTGAAAATTGGATTATAGAAGGTAAAAAACTAAAAGATATTGTAAAGTTTATAAAATTAATATAAAAAGCATTTACTAAATAAATATAGTAGATGCTTTTTTTATGTTCAAAATTAGGAGGGCAAGTAAATAATGAATGAAAAAGAATTTTTAGAATGGTGTAAACAAGAGGTATGTAATTATACCAATAAACATTTAGACAAAACAGATAAAAAGGAAATTGCAATAGATGATGTATTTATGGTATGGAGTTGTAAAGCGCTTCAAAATAATAAAGCACTACTTAGTACTACTCTATTTGATGGAATGTATTATGAGTGTACATACAATGGAGACAAAGAAGAAATGTATGTGGATGCTTATAAGAAATGGGAAAATTATAAAGTTGATTTAAAGTCCTTATAGGGCTTATTTTTATGTCCAAAACGTGATGATGACTCTAAAAGCTTCATGGATAATTATGCTGACGAGCTTAAAACGGAAAGGAAAATATTTATGTTACAAAATATAGAACCAAAATTTAAAATGAATTTACAATTACTTGCAAGTGATAAAGGAAGCGAAGGTACTGACCCTACTGAACAAACAGAGGGTACTGATGCTGGAGTTGAAACAAATGAAAAGACTTTTACTCAAGCTGATATAGATAAAATAGTAAATGAAAGATTGGCTAGAGAAAAGAAAAAGATTGAAAAGGCTAACGAAGAAAAGTTCCAAGCTCAATTAAAAGCTGAACTAGAAGAAAGTGAAAAGTTAGCTAAAATGAGTGAAGCTGAAAGATTAAAAGCTCAAGCTGAAAAAGAACGTAAACAATTTGAAAGTGAAAGAGCAAAGTTTGAATCTGAAATGAAAGCATTTAATGAAGAAAGAATGCTAAATACCACTATGAAAACATTGGCTGAAAAGAATTTACCAGTGGAGTTTGCACAGTTCCTAAAAGTAGATAATGCAGATGATATTATGGAAAATATATCAGTATTTGAAAAATGCTTTAATGAATCATTAGAAAAAATGGTAAATGAAAGGCTAAAAGGCAGAAGTCCTATAACTTCTACATCAACTAAACAAGCATTTAGTGTAGATCAGATTAAAAATATGTCTCCAGAAGAAATAAATAAAAACTGGGATAAGCTTAAGAATATGAATTTATAAGAAGGGCTATCGAAAGATAGAAGGTGATAGATATGTCAGTACAAAACTTTATACCTACAATATGGGAAGCAAGATTATTAGCTAAATTCCATGAAAGAAGTGTTGCAGAATTAATAACAACACCACCTACAAAGGTAGAAGGAAACAAAGTTATATTTAATAAAGTATCAGATGTTGCAATAAACAAATATACTGGTACAGTGGATTTTGAAGATTTAGATACTCCAAAGGTTGAATTACCTTTAGATAATAAGAATTACTGGGCATTTAAGGTAGATGATGTTGATGCAGTTCAAGCAGCAGGAGGTCTAATCGACCCGCATGTTGAAGAAGCAGGATATGGATTACAAGAAACTACAGATAAATATGTATTTGCAGAAGCTTTAAAAACTACTAATACTAATACTTCCCTAATGGATAATATGTTTAGTGGAATATAATGGGGGAGCATTAGATAGTTTCCTTAATGTGGAAAAAATATAATTCAAAATATTGCAAAAGGTATAACAGATAATGCTGAAAGTATATCAAGTTCTATAAGTTCATTTATAGGTAAAACATCAAGATGGATACTGAGGGACTGTAGGTAGATTTGTGTAAAGAGGGATTAATATCAATAGACTAAAATTTGCTTTAGCCTATTGATATAGAATTAATATTTTGGGTATGAATCAGAACACGAAAAGCAAACGAATGATTTCCTTGGATATTGGGATTTTACTTTCTTAAGGGCGTCATCGCAGTTAGAAAAATAGCCAATATAAGTTCTAGTTGATGAATAAGATAGGTAAGGGCAACCTTCAGAATGAATTTCATGTTTGCCATGGGCATTTACAAAGTTGTTGAAATAGTAGTTTTTAATAAAATCACCACCTTTGGTTATGAACTTAATACAAGTTATGCGTGAGAAATACAATATGTGAATTATAGTTTATAAGCATGAAAAGTTAGGTCATATATTAATAGAATTTAAAGTATATAAAGGATAATAAATTTTATTATCCTTTTTTCATATGTAAGCATTAATCAATTAATAAACTTTGACAAGTGAATTTTGTTTATAAAAATTAGAGAAGCTATTGTATATTAAAATAAAGAAAATTTAAAGATGAAATACTTTGATTTTTAATTAATT